CTTTACCCTTAACTTTTCTTTTATTTTGTACATCGAAGGTGTTCCGGCTTTCTTGGTAAAAGGTTCTGGACGCCCAAATATCAGCTTCAATCCTATTACACTTGACCACATCAATGTTAAACGAAAAGTTAAGGGTAAAGGTGAATGGCAAGATATTACAATTAAATTGTACGATCCTATTGTTCCTTCTGCTGCTCAGGCAGTTATGGAATGGGTTCGTTTATCACACGAATCTGTAACTGGTCGTGATGGTTACTCTGACTTCTATAAGAAAGATTTAACACTTCACATCTTAGGACCTGTTGGTGATAAAGTTGAAGAATGGACTATAAAAGGTGCTTTCATCACTGCAACAACATTCGGTGATATGGATTGGGCAAACGATGCGTTTGTAGAGATTTCTCTTACACTCGCTTATGATTATGCTATCCTTCAATACTAATTTATTAGTAAAGAAAATACATTTGAAATTAAAAACCCCATATTTATTAGTATACACACTAATACTTGTGGGGTTTTATGTTTTTTAATTTTACCATATTTATTAATGTATTTAAAAATGTTTTATTACAAATTGTTATAGGAAAAACAAGTTATGACAAAAATTCCAACTGGTTATGAACTGCCAACGGAACAGACAGTTTCGGATGCAGACCTTAAAGCACAATTGCTTTCCCAACACAAACATACTGATGTAAAGAAGACAAACTTTCCAACTGAAATAGTTCCTTTGCCTTCAAAAGGATATATTTACTCTCCAGATAATGCACTTGCAACTGGTGTTATTGAAATGAAATATATGACTGCACGAGAAGAAGATATTTTAACTTCACAAAATCTTATTAAACAAGGTGTAGTATTAGACAAATTGTTTGAGTCTTTGATTGTAACGCCAATAAATTATAATGATTTATATGTTGGTGATAAAAATGCAATTATGGTTGCTGCTCGAATATTGGGGTACGGTAAGGATTATGTTGTAGAAGTGGATGATCCATTTTCTCCTGGAACAAAGCAAAAAGTAACAATAGATTTAACTCAAATTGAGCACAAGGAGGTCGATTATAGCTTATTTGAGGCAGGAAAAAATGAATTTAACTTTGAGTTACCTACATCTAAACGAGTGGTTACATTTAGACTAATGACACATGGATTAGAAAAAGAAGTTCAGGCAGAACTAAAATCCATGAATAAGACATTAGTTAAAACCGGAATTGATAAAGAACTTACAACAAGACTCAAACATCTTATTATTGCGGTTGATGGTGAGACGGGTAGAACTGTTATAAACAATTTTGTAGATAACGAACTATTTGCTGCTGATTCACGAGCACTTAGACAGTATATCAAATCATTTTCACCTGATTTAGATTTGACATATACATTTATTTCAGATGCAACCGGTGAGGTGAAGGAGATGGATATCCCGATTGGGGTGTCATTTTTTTGGCCTGGGACTTAATTATAAGATAGGGTTACACGAAGAGATATTTAATTTGTGTTATTATGGTCAGGGTGGATTCACATGGGATGAAGTTTACAATCTCCCCATACATCTTAGACGATTTTACATAAAACAAATAACTAAAAAGATAGAAGAACAAAATAAGAGACATGAAGATAATGCTCAATCAAAACAAAGACGAAGTATGCCTACATTCTCACATAAATAATTCAAGTCCGTATATTTATCTATACGGACTTTTTTTTTAATTTAGAATGAGATTATGGCAGATGAAATAAATAAAAGAGATGCCGAAGAAATCAAAAATCTTAGGGCTCAAGAGGCGGATATTACTCGTCAACTCATCGATCTTCGTGACAAACTGGTCGGTCTTTCGCGTGAAGATAAAATCAATCTTCAAGAAATATCTGATATACAGTCTCGTGCATTGGATTTGGAAAAACAAAGGCAAGGTGTCAATAAACAAATAATTAGTATAACTGGCCAAGAATTAGCAAGTGACCAAAAACGAGAAGAATTAAAGAAAAAAGAACTTGCTTCACAAAAACAAATAGTAGAAGTAACCAAGAACACTGCCAAGATTTCTAAAGAAAATGAAATCATACAAAAACAAGCAAGTGATACAGCAGAAAGTTTAAAATTAAAATACGAAAGAATAGACAAGTACGGTGACTCAACTTTAAAATCCTCTAAAGAATATCAGAAGGCAAGAAGAGATGCATTAGATATTGCAGATAATTTACAAAAGGTTGTTGCAGAAGAAGGATCAGAACAAGAAGGTCTTTTAAGAGCAACACGAGAACTTGCAAGTACAAACGCACTTGTTTTAGATAATATAATCGATAAGGCAGAAGCAGAGAAAGCGGCAAGGGAAGGTAAATTTATAGAGTTAGATACATCTCGTGAAATATTGGGACTATCCAGAATTAAAATAGAAATGGAAAATGCATTAAACGCTGGTCAGTTCCAAGTAGTTGATGTATTAAAACAACAACAAAAAATATTACAAGACCAATACTATGCCAAAGAAGAGTTGAATGGACAAAATATGAAAGATGCAGAAATGCAGTCTAAGATATTAAAAACAGCAGATAAGATAAGGGGTACTATCGAACAAACAAAATTGGGTGGAGTGTTTGATGGGATGGAAGCGGCAGTCTCAAAGATTCCAGGTGGTGCAGCGATAACAAAGGCACTTGGATTAAATGAAGTTCAAGACTCACTTAAAAAGAATTTGGGTGATTCATTGACAAATGTTGTCACTGGATTTCAACAAGGAGGAGCGGCTGGTATGCAATCTCTTGTTGCTGGTGCTAAATCATTTGGTATGGCTTTAATGGCAGGACCTCAAGTTGTTATATTTGCCGTATTAGCTGCGGTTGGTCTTATCATTGGTGCATTCATGGATGTTGATAAATCCGTTTCAGAAATACAAAAGACATTGGGTGGTACAAAAGATGAGGCAATAAAAACACAATCTGCTGCTAGAGGTATGGCAAAAGATATGGGGTTAGTTGGTATCAACACACAAGAAGTTGTTAAAGGAATGGGGACAGTTAGTGAAATCATGGGTGGTCTTGATGTTGCTTCTCAAATAAAAAGTGGTAATAAAGAACTCGAACAATTTGCTAAAGACGCAACCGTACTTAGTGAAAAGTTTGGTATGAGTGCAGATGAAATAAGTAATATAAAATCACTTGCAACTTTGACGGGAGAATCAATGGGTTCACTTGTATCAAAGAGTCAAGGATTGAGTAAAGGTCTGATGACCGATAAAGCGGCAATGAAAGCACTTGCAGATGTTCCAAAGTCTGTTGCAGTTGCTTTTAAGGGTGGAACTGAATCCCTTATTAAGGCATCACAAAAGGCAAAGATGTTAGGTATGGACTTGAAAAAAGTTCAAGACATTGGTGATGGTATGTTGGATATTGAAGCATCTCTTGCTAAAGAGATGGAAGCCAGAGTATTGACTGGTAGAGATTTGAACTTAGATGCCGCTAGACAACTTGCATTGAATGGTGATATTGCGGGATTACAAGATGAATTGTTGAATCAAGCCGGTTCATTATCTGAATTCCAAAGTATGAACAGACTACAACAAAAATCTATGGCAGATGCGATGGGTATGTCTGTTGAAGAGATGACTGAGATGCTTACTAAAGCACAAGAATATAGAGATATTGGTTTGGATTCAACCAAAATATCCGAATTACAAAACATGAATCAAGAACAACTTGCAGAAAAGTTAAAAAATACAACTGATGCACAACAAAGAGCATACATAGAAAAACTTGCTGCTGAAAAAGAATCTGCTACAATGGCAGAAAACTTACAAGATATTATGACCAAAATAAAAGAAGCCGCAACTAAATTGATTGCGCCTATTGTTGGTATGGTTCATTCTATGCTTGATGCAAAAGAAGTTGGGGGTGGTCTTGTTGGTATATTTGATGGTATCTTTTCGGTACTATCACCTATCGTTGAAGTATTAATGGGCGTTGGTAAGATAATTTTTAATGTAATGATTATGCCATTCAAATTGGTTTTTGGTTTATTATCTCCAATTATAGATGCGGTAAAGGAAATTTTCTCCGTATTCAGTTCGGGTGAAGGAAGTATCGGTGGTATAGGAGACATTTTCACAAAAATAAATGATGTAATATCGGCAGTGTTTGGTGTTGTTGTTCAATTAGGTGGTGCTCTCATTAGTATGTTAATTACACCTATGAAAACACTTTGGACTGCTATTGTCACTCCATTGTGGACTGCATTTCAAGGTATATTTAATACATTTACAGGTTTATTCGATGTAGTAAAGAAAGCATTTGAACCGTTATTCCCAGCACAACAAGCCGGTCAAGAAACTGCTGGAACAATGGACACTGTAAAGGGTATATTTGAAAAAATGCAACCTGTAATAAGTGCTGTTGGTAACATAATAGCAAACTTTATTGTAACTCCTATTCAACTTTTTGCAGATTTGATTGGAGTTGTTGTAAAGTTATTTACTGGTGATTTTAAAGGTGCAATAGATGGTGTTGGTAAAATGTTCTATGATTTGTTTTTAGGTTTACCTAAAATGATTTGGGAAACAATTTTTGGTACAATAGATTCAATTTTTGGAACAAACCTAAAAGGTTCAGTCACAAAGTTTTTTGATTTTGCTACTGGTATTTTTGGTGACATAGGAACATACATACAGAATATAGGTAAACTTGTTTTTGATTACATAAAGGCGCCATTTGATTTAGTGGGTTCTATTATCGATGGTATTGTAAAAATGTTTAGTGGTGATTTCATGGGTGGTCTTGAAACCATTGGGAATGGTATAAAAGATTTCATAATGGCACCATTTGATTTGGTAAAGGGTTTGTTCGATAATCTCATGGGAACCATCGGTAAGATAGGAGATAAAATATCTGGAGTTCTTGATATATTTGGTGGTGGTGAAGAAGAAGCTGAGAAAAAAGCAGAAGAAACAAAGGGTGCTGGTGGTGCAAAACCAGCAACTGCAAAAGCTGGTGCAGGTGGTGGTGCGGCAGCAAAGGCCGCTGCGTATATGCAAAAATCTTCTGGTGGTGCAGATGGTGGTGCAATGACTCCACCAGAAAAAATGACAGATGAACAGTTAATGGAAATGGGTAAAACTCGTGATGAATACACAAGAGACTATGTTAAATCTATCGGTGCTGCTGCTAAAGGTGGTGTTATTGCTAAAGGTGGTGCAACTCTTGTTGGTGAAAAGGGTCCAGAGGTTGTATCATTACCACAAGGTTCTGTTGTTGCAAATGCAAGTGCAACTCAACAAGTTGGTGCAGCTATGGATGCCAT